TTCCATTCCTAATCCATTTGCAAATATGTCTACTACCTTTGCCCACTTAGTTGTAGTTACATGAGGAGTTACAGTTGTATCAATATGTGTAAATTTAATTAAAGCACCAGGTGTAACATATTTCATATAGTTGTCTGCTAATTCGCCTGCACGTTGAAACTGTGCTGATTTAGTAACATACCCAGTTAGTATTCCACTTGCTGTATTACTTGGACTGTTCCATACAAATGAATCTATTGTATAACCTTCTGATGTTCGCAATGCTTCAAATGCTGATTTATATTTTGTATAATACAAGTTAATAAATTCGTCATTGTCTAATATATTTTTAATTTGTTTTTCAAATACTTGATTTGCAGAGTCTGTTGCATTGCTAGCAGAAGAAACTACTTTTTCTTCTTCATATATAGTAGCATCTTTACCTGTTAGATATAAATCTGTATATGTACCTGTTGGGTCTGTAAATTTTGAATACCTGCTGTGTCCACTAAATGTTCTGTTAACACTTTTAAGTTTAAGAATGCCACCTTGCTGACTAGACAACATTGTGTTATAGTCTTGAGCTGTAATCATTCTATCTTGACTAGCATAATTTCTAGGAGCATTTTCTCTAACACTATCTAGTGTCTCACTTGCGGTTGCATTAACAATTGATTGTTTTAGTTGTAACGACATCACGGCTGTGTATATGTTTCCATCTAACCCTGTGTAAGTAATGCTTACTTTTTTATTTAATAAATCTTCTGGTCTAACAATATATGTACTATTGCTACTTGTTCTAAACCAAACTCTAATAGTATCTTTTGGAATGTTACCAAATTCTTTTGATGGGAACACAATTGAAATTCTGTTATTTGTTCTAGTCTTCACACTAAACACATCACGTACACCAGATGCTAAGTCGTTGTAAATTACATTACTGTTGATGTCTGTAACCTTAGACCATTCCTTAACAACGTTACCTGTTGAATTAATGTTTTGTACCCATATGTCTGTGTTGTTTACATTTTCTGCTAGTACGTCTAGTACTGCGTTATCAATTGGAGATGTAATAACAAAGTCTTCAAAATTTAATGTACCTTGCTTAACTCCAAAAAAGAATCCAGTATTAACACTGCTAATACCTTTACCATCATTTTTAAAATACAGTCCAACACTTCCTACTGGGTTAGGAGACTTTTCTGTAAACGATTTGTTTACACTGTCATATTCACTGCTGATAATTTCATAAGTAGAACTTTTACCTACTACTTTTCCTTCAACATCAAACTTAATTTGGTTAGGTGTATTGTTTATATCGTAGAATTCTGATTGTACTCCATTTATAATAGAACTTTTCTTTGGGCTACCATATTGGTTACTATTTTCTAGTGTAGCATTTAGTACAGTAATAAAATCATCTATGTTACTTACATTATCTGTAGACTCATATTTTATTTCAGTACCGCCTAAGCTAGTTCCTGCACTACCTATAACTGCTTCGTTTGTTTTAATTCCAACAACCTTCATCTCACCAAACGCTGGCACGTTACGTCTCGGTTGATATCCTAAAAATTCTGCTAGTTTAAAAACAGAATCTTGTTTTTGTGCTGTACTTAAAAAGTTATTTCTTGCACTAAGGTCTACCCTGTATGCTAAGTTATGTCCAAACTGTGCAACTACATCTAGTAGCGATACAAATTCTGCTGACTCTACCCAGTCATTATAATTTTCTGGGTATGTGTTGCGTACATAGTCAACCATTGCAGTTCTAATAGTATCATAATCAAATGCTTGAAAGTTAGCATTAACATATGATTCGTATATAACTGTATAGTCCTCTGCCGCAAAAAGTTTATTTTGTCTTGTTTTTTGTGCCATGATTAAAACTCTGCGTCCTGTTCGAATTCTCTATCGAACTTAATCTGCAAATCTGTTGCAGTTGTTGTTGGTAGGTAAGTCAGCTTTACATTAATTGTAACACTTTGCTTATCTTGATTAATTATAATAGTTGAATCATTTACTGCAAACCTAGGGTCGTAATTTACTACTCTAAAGACTTCTTCTTTAATAGAGTCTCGAGTGTCTGCATCTAATGGTTCAAATACGTAATAAGGCAGGTCGCATCCAAAATCTGGGTCAGTCCACTTCTCGCCTTTGCGAATATTAAAGTGATTTAACAGATCACGCTTAGCCAAGTCTATATCTGTTAGACCTTTGCTTGAGTATGCTTGTGCTACAGTTGTATATCCTATTATATTATCCATACAACTATTTATGCTATAAATTATATAGGTAGTTTATGATTGCAGAATTAGTCTATCTTCTGGCCAATTTACATAATCTTGCCAAGCAATGTCTGGTATATGTAAGAAATGATACTTGTTTGAGTGTTGAATCTGATGCCAACTTGGACGAACTGGTATGCGTACTGGTTGTACTAACCTATCACTTTTCTTAAGATTACAAGGACCACATGCTGTTACACTGTTTTCCCATGTTAATCTTCCTCCCTTTGATTTAGGTATAACATGATCTAGTGTTAGATCAGCTACTACAAACTCGTTATTACAATATTGACATTTATAGTTGTCTCTGATATAAACATTTCTTCTAGTAAACTTTGCTCTACTAGGTTGCTTATGATATGTGTTTAGCATGACTATGCTAGGAAACGGAATACGTAGAGTAGCACTTCTAATGAACTCATTGTCGTAATTGCTTATTGTTCGGACCTTGCCTCCAAACAATGCCTTAACGGCTGTCTGCCAGCTAATTGTGCTTAGTGGTAGCATGCTTAACGGCTGCCCATCGGCATTTAGTAAGAGGACACTGTTATTAGTCAACGTTTATTCCTTGAATGTATATGTATTTAAAATATTTATGAAAGAGTTAACTGAGTTGTTTTGCTAGAATTCGTTTTCTGCTTTCAGTTAAATTGGGTAAGAATCGTTTTGTCTCTGCATAGTACACGTACTCGGCTTGTGACTTTTGTTCGTCGGCCAATCCCATTGTACTGTAATTTTTTAATAGTGTTTGCAATCCTTGTTCTTTAATTAATGATCTATCTTTAGTAATTCCATAGTCAGCAAGCATTAATACTTTTGCTTCTTGTTGTCTCATCAATCTATTTTCTCCAGCAAGTGTCATTGCAGTTGCTACATAATCCCATTGTCTGTTATTAATAAAGTCAGTTATTTGAAATAATCTAGCTTGTGTTCCAATTGTGTTGATTGTACCTGTGTCAAAATATAAACTTAGTAATGCATCATATTGTGATTGCGACATTGTTGGTAACTGAAGTGCTTTTTTAAATTTTCTTTCCTTGTCTTTGAATTCTTCTATCCATGTATAGTATGCTTGTTGTTCTAGCAATCCAGCTCCATGGACTAGTGTTTCGTTACTACTATGATACCCTATATAAAACTTATTGTCAACCTTTTCTTTATAACCTTGCCAACCTATATTTCTTAGTTTTAAATTAATTATTTTTGCACTTGCTTCTAAATCAGATACTGGCAAAAGATCTCTAGCCGCTATAGAATCTATAACAGAAAATAATCCATAATCAATTAGTGTCTTAGAGTTAACTTCACTGGTCATATTAAAAGTTGCCATTATGCAGTATTCCCTTTACCAGTTTCAAATGTTTCTTGTACACCTTCAGCTCCTAACCATGGATGCTTCTCTGGCACTCTACTTGCTGTACTTGTTTTTACACTCGAGTTAGCACTTTGATTTTGTACTGTTGTCTTAACTGCAGCAGTTGGTTCTGGACCATTGTAATCTACTCTTGTACCTTTGGCAATTATATTTCCTGCTACTTTTAAATTATGGTTTGCATCTGCTTGCATATTTAAATCTAATGCACTGTATACATCAATACTTCCCACACTTGTTTCTAATTTTATTCCATCTGCTCCAGAACTTTTTATGTTAACACCCATTTCTGCTTGCATGTTAATACTTCCTTTAGCATGTATATTATAGTCGCCTTCTGTGTGATAACTAATACCACCCTTGCTGTATACATCTATCTTTCCACTCTGATTCATTTCAAACCAAGAGTCTCCGTTTTGAGTTGTAACAAATATAAAATTATTTGAATCATCTATAAGTATCTGAGCTCCACCCTTGGTTCTCAATCTAATGTTTTGACTATCGCCTTTTGCATCACCATCATCTAATGTTAGTACATGTCCACCACGTGTTGTTATACCAAACACTTTGCTTGGACTTTCACGTCTTGCACTACTCATACTATGACCTCTAACAAAATCTAAACTTAAACCTTGTTGATTTAATATAGCCATTTGGTACTCGTCTAATGGTTTTGTATCTGCATCATTTGCATCATACGGGTTTTTCTCTACAGCTGGTCCTAAACTTTTCTCACCACCTGCATAAACTGACCCACTGGCTTTGCCGCCCATCATAGCATTTCTATCTTTTGCTATTAGGCTACCTAATACTATTCCTTGCTCTTGAGAGCCTGTGTATGCTACTACAACGTTAGTTCCTATTTCTGGAGGCTGAGTCCATATACCGTAACTAAAAGGAGCCTGTGCTTCTTTAGTTTCATCGTCTCCACTTTCTTTAATGTTGTTGTGTCCACCCATTGGTGTGCATAGCAAACAAATACGATCTGCACCATCAGGGTGAGCTCCAAAGTCTGATATGTGAACTATTATTCTACCTGTACGTAAACTGTCTGCGTTATCTTTAACAACACCTATGTATACTCCACTAAGTATATTAACGTTAAATTCGCTTGACTGTTTAGCTGTATTAGATACAATGCGTCCATCATTTTTAATTAATCCTGCCATATTATGTTCCTGATAATTCTACTAATTGTGGAAGTAGTAAGAAACTATTTGTAGTAGTATCTTTAAATCCAATTAGTGTTTGTGTAAACTTTCCACCTTGGAATCTACTTTCAATTGATGTTAATTTGTATACACCAGTTGATACTAGGTCTACTGGCCCACGTCTTTGATGAGTTAATAAATCGTCTGCATTTGGATTATATTGTAAAAAAGTTATCAATGCATCTTGTGATTGATAGTCCGGTGTTGGTATTCCATCTGTACTTGGTGATAGACTTCCACCCATCCAATATGGATCACCTTTAATTTCTAAACTAAATCCATATGCATCATATTCTCTTTTTGCTAGCTTGGAAGCAGTTGCAGCAATTAATGTATCACTTCCATCTGTTTCAGCTTTTCTTTGTTCATATATTCCCAATGGCCTAAGTTCATACTTAACTAAATCCATAAAGTTTGTTGGCATTTTATCATATGCAATGTCTTCAATATAAGGTGTCACTTTAGTAGGAGTAGTTGGTGCAAACTGTTCACTCTTGTCTGCATGATAAAAGCCTGCTTGTGGAATTTGTACTTGTACATAAAGTTGTTCGATGTCAATTTGATAATTTAGTACTTCGGTATTTACACCGGTGTACAAGTATTGATAATTTTTCTGTAATGGTAATCTTTTCCATTTTTGTAGTTGCCATTTCTTGTCTTGAAAATTCTTTCTATGCTTTGCAGGATCTACATTTGCAACAATATCACATCCGTGTATTTTAATTGTATATGTAATTACCATTGGAGTAACATATGCATCTCTTCCACCCGACTGTATATACTTACCCGGTCCACCTGCAGCCGTTTGGCTCGCTCTTTGGTTTTTTATATTGGCATTACTTTGCATATATTTTATAGTTGGCGTAACTACAATGTTAGGTGTTCTTCCGACTTCTTGTGCTTCTAATACATACTTAGCCCATGCTGGAACATTATCTTGTATTGAATTCATTATAAATGTACCCATGGCTGTTTGCGAGTCTAATGTTACTGCTCTAGTATCTAAGTTATCCATGTCTATAGATTTTCCACTTGCAGCAGCAGCGTCTGCAGTACTCGACCATGGTTTAACTTCTAAATTGAAATTAGGTAAGCCCTGTAGTCCTCTTATATTTGTTGTTGTTCTATCAAACACAATTTTAATTTGTTTGTCTGGTGCGACTCCAGAATCTTTTTCTGCTAGACTCAATTGATTTACTTGAGCTAAGTTATATGCTTCCTCAAGTTTTGATGCAAACGTTGAAACTTGATCAATGCCGTTTACTGTAACGTCTACAGTAGAAACAGCTTCTGTTTGTGCATGCTTGATTAATGAAAACGCAATAATATTATAACGTGTTCCTTCTGGTCCTGTAGTACTTCTAATTTGATTTAATTTAATTGGATAAAAGAACGTGCCAGGATATCTAACACTGCCACCAGTTGTAGGATCTCTACCTACATATTCTAATCTTAATACATAATTTTGTTCATGTAAACTTCCAGGTTTGCCCAATCGTATTCCTGCTTTAAGTGTTTTATCTAAGAATGTGAATCCTAATGTTTCAAATAGATCAAACTGTATAATTCCTGGAGTGGTGTTACCATGTGCTTGTCCGGGTGTAACTGTTGCTATCATTGCAAAGTTATCCATTGTATATTCTGTAGTAACGCCTTGCTGTGAAACAATCATTGCTTTGTTTGAATTAATAGCACCTGTGTCATTATTGTGTAATATGCTTGGGTCATTAAATACTTCGTCATTGACAATATATAATGTCCACAAGTATTGCGGACTATCTACTGTACTCATCCAATTAACTGATGCTCTATTTTCAAGGTCATCAACTTTATATGCTAGTTGTTTATCTGTTGCTGCTTCTGCATCAGCTGTGACGTCAACTTCTTCGGTTCCAATTAGTCCTTCGTTAAAATCTTCTGGTAACTCAGAAAAGTCCAGCTCATCTGCGTTTTTTCCATTTGCCATTGCAATGCCATCTTCAAAATGCTTATCAGTAAACACACCCATGCTTCCGCCTTCGTGTTCTGTCATCGACTTCATTAATTGCTTTGTAACTCCTGGCTGTGATTTTAAATCGCCCAGGTCTGCATCAGCTGATACACCCATGTCGTTTGCTACTTTTTGCACATATGCTTCAGTAACATTTTCGTTAGGCGGTGCCCATGTTTCTATAATTTCTCTAACAGAACCTTTACCACGCTCGTTGTATTTGTATAACTGCTTAGACATGGCTCTGGTACCATACTCGGGGCGTGAAAATTTTACAAAGCCTCCGTTTGATCCAACTTTACCTTGCCAGGCATCGGCTGTGTTTCGCATGTTGCCTGGGTTATAGTTTCTACTGTTAATGGCAGTTTTTGACATGTTACGCGAACCTTGTTGGAACTAATATAACTGTTCCAGTAGTAAAGTCCATTATGGGGTCTTCTAATTTTGATTGATTAAACAATGCAAATACCCACCATAGTTTTGCGTTACCATATAGCTCGTGTGCTAATAAGTCTGGTTTGTTATTATGTCTTATATCTATTGTATGTTGCTTAGTAGTTGTGTTTGCAATATCAATATTATCAATGTTTAACACATCTAAGTGTTGATTGTTAACAACCTCTGTGTTTCTATAAATGCTATCTGTTCTATATGCCATTAAATAAACCCTCCACCTTTTTTCACATAGCTTCCACTTGCAAAGTCCTGAATGTTAAAACTATCTTTTACCACCTTTGGCGGTAGCTGTGGAACTAATTCTATTGATAGTAATAGTAATGCTGGTATACTAGTT